TTACAAAAGCGTAGACCAAAGGTAAAGAAAGAAGAAGAGGATGTTACTGAGGTATTTAAAGAACCTAAAGTAGAAACAGAAGTAGATGTTGAAAAGAAACCCACCAAAGAAGTTAAAGATAGTTTAGGTAAAAGAAAAAAGAAATTAAATGAAAGACTAAAAGAACTTCAAGAAAGGTTTGGAGATAGAAGTAAATTAACACCTAAGCAAAAGAAGGAACTCCAAGAAGACCCTGACATCGCTGATCTAAAACAGCGTATAAAATTTTACGAGGAAGCTGAAGCAGGTACATTAGAACTAGAAAGACTTGAAGCTGAATTAGCTAAGGTAGCAGAGTTAGATGTAGCACCGCTAGGTGAACAAAGAGCAGCTGTTACTCCTAAACCTACAGGACCCAAAAAAGTAAATTTAAAAGCAGCTAAGATACGCAAGCAGATAGCAGCCACTAAAGCTAACATAAAGCAAAGGTTAAAAGACATTGACCAAGCGAGAAGGGAAATGGATGAAGGTTTCCAAGCTGAAAAGGCAGAGCAAGAGTTAAATAAAAAGATAAACAGTTTAGAACAAGAGTTAGAGGAATTAAGAACTACCTTTGGTGACGAACCTGTAGAGGGTGTTGTTGTTACTCCGAAAGAAAAAGCTCCTGAAGTAAAAGATTTAGAAGATAAGATCAGATTCTATAAGGAAGCACAAGCTGAAGTTAAAAGGATTAAAGAACTAGAAGCTGAAAGAGCAAGGTTGTTGGAAATAGAAACAGGACCACTAGGAGCACAACGAGCAGAGATAACTCCTAAACCTAAAGGACCAAAGAAAGCACCAGGGAAAGTAGACGAACTCAATAAAGAAATAGCTTTTCTTAGAAAGAACATGAGAAATCGTGTAGCGGAAATTGATCGTGCTAGGGTTGAGATGTCTGACGAGTTTAAAGCAGAACAGTTACGTAAAGCCTACGAAAACAAACGTAACAAACTACAAAAAGAATTAGACGGTTTACGTTCACGCTTTGCTAAAATAGATGAGCAAGAGAAAACAGCAGGATTAAAACCAAGCAAGGAAAAAGACCCAAGAATAAAAGAGCTAGAAGAGAAGGTAAAGTATTATAAAGAAGCAGAGGTAGAGGCACGTGCTGTTGTAAAACTTGAACGAGAACTTGCTAGAATAGCTGATATAGAAGGTCGTGCTATTGTTGGTGAATTAAGAAAAGAAGTAGCACCTACTCCTAAAGGACCGACTAAACCTGCTAGATCACAACAATTACGAAAGAAGATAGCTGATTCTAAAAAACGTATGCGTCAAAAGCTCAGAGATTTAGATAGAGCTAGAAAAGAAATAGAAGAAGAACGATTAAACGTTAAGGCTTTTAAAGAACTAGAAGAATCTTTTTACAAAGCATTAGAAAAGGACACAGCTAGTTGGTTAAGTAAAGGCTGGGGATATGTTAAGATGGCACGTCAGTTGTCGTTGATCGACCAGTTACCGTCAGTGCTTGCTGGTTTACCTACAGGTGTTGGTGCAGTAGTTAAGCAATTTTATAGACCTCTCACTAATTTTATGTACAACGCACATAACGTTGCCTTACCTGTTAGAAAAAGGTTAGCAATGGCAGATGCTGCTGGTGCTGTTAAAATATTAAGCGACACTAAAGGATTGTGGGCAGAGATGCGTCGTACATTTGCTGAGAATGTTTCAGCTGTAGATAGCAGGGCTGGTAGGATGTCAGATGAAATAAACCCTACATCATTAAAAAGAGGTGAACATTCTTTAGTTTCTAGAGCTTACAAGTCGGCAGAAAGAAGAGTACAAGCTTTAGAGAATACATCTAACTGGTTTACTGACGCTATAAAGAATGGTCAGTTTTGGCAATTATGGACGCTCGGTGTGCGTGGTATTCAGACACTTGATTCAGCTTTTAAACGGCAATTAATTAAAGGAAGGCTACACGCAGAAGCACATAAGAAAGCTATATTAGAGTTTCCTAATGATCCTGCTAAAGCACAAAAAAGAGCACTTGAATTGTACGATGGAGCTTGGAGGGATAGCGATGGATTAGCTGTACTTAACGACGCACATGAATTTGAAGACACTGTTAATCAGATACGAGAAGAGTTATTGTTTGCAGCTGATGGCGATTTAGAAGACATACCGATAAACGGTGCAGAAAGAATAATAAGAGGAATTAAAAAACTAACAAACGACAACGGAGCGTTATCAGCTTTTATCGATGCGTTTCTGCCTTACGTGGGTGTTCCTATTAGAGCGGTATACAGAGGTGCAAGGTTTTCGTTATCTCCTATGTTGGCTACTGGTTCGGTAACACCTGGAGTTAGGAGATTTGCGAATCCATTCAGCGGTAAAATAAAAGAGTTAGATATAAAATTAAAAGAGCAATATAACAGACTAAGAAAGACAGATGACCCTAAGTTAACAGATGATATTAACGAAGAAATAAAAGATTTAACACGCAGAAAGAATCAAGCGGAAGAACGTAGATTAAGGTACAACGAAGACATACTAACAGACGCAATGCTGTCTACTTCTCTTTATGCGATAGGAGGTGCAGCAGCTTTCAATGGAATGGCTACTGGATCACTTGAATGGATGACTGTAGATCAACGTAAAAAAAATAAATTACAATCTTTCAATATAATGGGATCAGATTACTCAGCTGCCTTACCTTGGTCTTTTCCTATTGCATTAGCAGCTGATGTGATGACTTGGAATAAAATAAAAAAAGAAGAAAGAGATACAGGGCAGACGATACTCACCAAAGATCAGACGTTACCTTTTGTTTTGGCTAAGTCTTTTAAAAAGCTTGCAGAAGCGATGCCGTTAGCTCAAGGTGTTGAGACAGCCCAAGAAATAGCTAAATTTGAAGGGGATGTTACACGTAATGCTTTATCACGTTTACTTGCTTCATATATTCCAGTGCCAGCTGAATTACGCAAAATAATACAAACAGTGTTTCAAGAAGGTGTGCCTGATTTAAGAGGACAAGGATATTGGAAGCGTATCGCTTACTCGATATTAGGTGCAGGGGCTGTTAACTTGAAGACTGATTTACTTGGAGAAGATTTAGAAAGCACACACACTTGGGTAACGCAAACTATTATAAGACAAGCACCTAGAAAAGAATTAGATATGACTAGGTTTGAAGAAATAGTAGCAAGTGATACTCACGCTAACATCGTTGGGAAACCTAGTATGATAGCAGATCGTCTGAATATGGTTGATTTTGTAGATGACGATACTGGCATGACCTTAGCTTATTCCTTTGACCAACGCTTAAAAAGACAGCTAGTTAAAATAAAAAAGATAGAGGGTATTAAAGGATTAGCAGGAAAGCAAATGAATATTAAACAAGCAGTAAATAGTTTAATTATTAATGCTGATTGGATAAAAAAATACAACAAAGGCTTTCAAGTTACTGAAACAGGTAAATATGCTAACGAAGGTTTACTAGCATTGAATAGTTTACTGAATCAATTTTATAATCAAACTAAGAAAGACATACTGAAAGATAAAGCATTTTTAGCTAGTTTTATAAACGAAGATGAAGATACTCTTTATAGTATTGTAGAAACAAGAGGAACGGTAAAAGCACCTGAAGTACCGCCTGTTGCTCCGTTTGAAATACTACAACGATGACTAAGTGCTTGAACTTTTACAACAAACAAATTAATAATATATTACCATGGCTAATACATTCGTAGATTACACAGGTGCTGACGGAACAGGTACTGACAATAAAGATTTCGCTTTTTCATTTCCTTATCTTGATGACTCTCACATTGTAGTACAAGTAGATCAAGCGAGTGTATCAGGTGGTGCTTTTGTTACTAAAACTTTAACCACAGACTATACAATAGTAACCTCTCCTTCTAAGCTTATCAGGTTTGTATCTGCACCTGCTTCAGCTGACAGGATAAGAATTAAAAGAGACAGTGCATCTAATACTGCTCTAGTAGACTTTGAGAATGGTAGTGTACTTACTGAAGTAGAACTAGACCGTGCTTACTTACACAACTTATATCTGAACGAAGAGATAGAAGAAGGTAGTGGTAAGAATGTAATGACTAAGAACAGTGCAGGTAACTTTGAAGCTGACTTAGCTAAGATAGTTGACCTTGCTGATCCTACTCTTGCACAGGACGCTGCTACTAAGAACTATGTTGATACACAAGATGCTCTACAAGTTACTAAGGCAGGGGATTCCATGTCAGGTAA